TGCGCATCTCTGCCTGAATTTCGGGCCATTTAGCACCAGGAATACATTTATGCTTAACCCACCCAATGGCGTGCAACTTAAGCTCCGGATACATGGCGTTAACTTCTGGCATTTTCATCAACGCTTCAACGATATGTCCGTCGAATGTTGCCATGTCTTCCTGCAACAATTCCTGTGCGCTAATAACCATATCAACGGTGATGTTTTCACATGTGTCGAACTTAACCATGACAGCGTTCTGTACTTCAGGGGCCAGCTTGTCAAAAGTGACGTTCATCGGATCGGATTCAGTCTCAACCGGGACAAAAGAAGCAGACTCCTCATCCCAGCGGTTTTCCTGCATATATTCAGCATCCCATGAATCGAGGGCAGGGCGGGGTATGCCAGGTTTATCCTCGCAGACAATAAATTTATAAGCGCAGTCCTGAGCAGCCGGATAATGTTCCAGGAACTGCCAGTGAAATTTTGCTCGAGCACGGCGTTCGTCGCCAGCTTCAATGGCTGTGGCTACAGCCACAGCGCCTTCTTCCCTTGTTGCCAGTTCGTCAGGAATAGCGGCGCAAATAAAGACTTTACTCATTTTGTTTTAACCTCATGACAGATTTAAGGATGAACAAATCCCTGCCATTGCTGGCATATAAGAATGAAACCGGATATTTATTACGGAACTGTTTTAAAGACCTGCCGGGATTTCGATATTATCCTGGTGAATAACTTTATCGACCGGGTAACAGTTACCGGGAATTTTCTGTTCGGTTGCTGCAGTCATACACTCCTGCATTGTCCTGTGAACACTGACTGCAATATCAACTGGCTCTCCGGAAACAAGAAAAACTGTCAGAACAAGCGCAAATGCTGAATTCATTGTGCACATCCTTTTGGCATCAGACGTAAACGAGCCAGCATTGAAACAATGCATATTTTATTTAATAGCTCCCGTTCTTGTTTTCTCTTGTTAATGGCATCTTCAGTAAATACAGGGTTACTGATAGTGACACCAATTTCAAAACAACCTTCAGACGTATTAACGTTTGGTAATAACGTTTTCATTATCGCGTCCTCAACAATGAGTTTTGTGATGCAGTGCCTGGTGCCTCCAGGTGACGTTAACCAGTTAACAATTAACGCCGGATACAGAGAATCCACCCATAACACTGTTTTTGGTTTTAACTGTTCCGCGTGCGCTTAGCCGCATTCACCGCATCACAAAATTCACTTTAAAAACGGCGGCAGAGCAGTCACGGAGTAAAACTGATACCGCCAAACGTCACCAGAAAATTGATAACAGAGGGCGTTGCAGCGGGGTTGTCACTTAAGCGTATGGTCAACCTGACAACTCGGTGTCCTCAACGGGGAAGGAATAACCCCGCCATACTTACCGCCGCGCCATTTCGCGGGTTGCCACAACCGGAAGCGCACGGTCGACGAAAATTTAACGACAGGCTATCTATGAACCAGCTACCTCGCCGTGCGCTTTCGCGTTATGGTCTGACTTTTCAGGGAAATATCCTTTCAGTAAACTGTCAGTGCCGGATGCTCACCCGTGTCCGGCACATGCACTCCACCTCACCCGTGGAGAACTCCTTAATTACCAACCTTAGCTTCGTTGGTTAGCTATTAACGCGGGTATGTAATCATTCTGGCAATGCTTAATGCCGCTGCTTTTTCCAGATTGGTGATATCCTGCTCCAGAGCGGACAGATTTTCAGCCTGCTTAGCTCTGACTTCATTAGCCCATTTCAGATCCTGCGCTGCATTAATTTTCTGGCGCATCCACTCATAAAGTTCATCATCGGTATAGTCTGGCGCGATGATGACGGGTTCTCGTTTCTGCATACTGATTCCTCGCGGTGCTGTTTCGCTTATCAGCCGTTAGATTTTGCCGAACTGGAAAGCGCCTGTTTAAATTCGTTGAAGCTGTGAGCTTCTTCGCCTTCGGCAAGGCCTTCGAAGTATTCTTCGTAAGCCTTTTCCATGATTGTGTCAAAATCCATATCACTCACCTGAGTTTCTTTCCAGCCAGCGACGGGCACCATTTTCGGTTTTAAACGTTTTGCTTTTGGTATACGTCATTGCGGTGAAGGTGCCGTCCTGGTTTGGAAACACGCCGTACACCAGAGATTCGTTGTTGCCAAGATCGATAGTATCCATGCTGACCTCATTTCCCCTTAACGCCGGGGTAGCGGAACAAAAACCTGCTGCATAGTTATTAAAGTTGAACCCTGCCGTCATGTTCTTACGCCTCGGGCTGGCTACTTAACCCCTGACCACTGCCTGGTAACTCGAAGTATTGCCCTGCATTCTGTGGGGTGGGGAGAGGGAATGAATGAAGTTTAGAAAAATGAACTTTTCAGGTCAATGTTTTTTTATCAAAACATTTTAAGCAGGCAGTTGTTAAGCCATCACCACGATGGCATACAGTTAATCAAATAAATGAGGTCGGTTAAATATCTTGTTGAATTTTAAAGCATACGCCCAATATGCAAGATAGATCATCCAGCATAATTGAAGGGTAGCGAGGATTCGTGGGGACTAAAAGAATATCCGGCCCTTCTATCTCCAGTTTACGAATGACAGGTGTTGTGGTCCCTTTGGGTAAGGCAAGGACAATATTTCCCGGTTGTACGGTTCGATCGGGATCAACAAAAACTGTTGAACCATTTGGGATGGAAACTCCCCCACCAGATGTTGACATACTGTCACTCTCTAGAACAACTGCAAAGGTATTGGCCGGGATTTCTCCGACAAGCTGCACACAAGAGGTTATTGAGGAATTTTTCATATAATCACTCCAGCTTGCTGCCTGCTGAAGTGATAGTAGCGGAACCGTTTTTATCGGCGGTAAAGATAGATCAAGCGAATCACCTGTATTTAACTCTCCTCCATTAAGAAGCCAATTTTCGTTTACTTTCAATATGTTTGCCAGTGAACTTATGTAACGCGAGGACGGCGCTCCTCCACCGTTCATCCATTGACTTACGGAGCCTTTTGATGCGCCAGTGGCATTGACAAGGTCTTTGCCTTTCAGGTTTAGCGCATGCATACGTTGGGTTATGCGTTCAGATATTGTTTGCTTGCTCATGTTTTGATTTTAAAACACAGATGGTTTTGTTTCTTGACTTTCTTTGGTTTTGATTATTAAACTTTTGGCGTTCAGTTTTATGGAGCGACTCATGAAAAAATCAGAAGTATTAGGCTATTTTGGCGGAGTTGTTAAAACAGCCGCAGCTCTAGGAACGTCAAAAACCACAGTCAGCATGTGGGGGGAAGAGGTTCCGTGGAAATGGGCGTTGCTAATTCAGGCAGTCACTGCCGGGGCGCTCAAATATGAGTTACACATACCGACGGTTGTCATTCCCGGTTCAGATCATAATCCGCCTTCTAACCAAGGGGGGATTCATGAAAATCAAGCATGAACACATCCGCATGGCGATGAATGCCTGGGCGCGTCCTGATGGCGAAAAAGTTCCGGCAGCTGGAATAACCCAGGCTTATTTTGAGTTGGGTATGACGTTTCCTGAACTGTACGACGACAGCCATCCGGAAGCCCTGGCTCGTAATACCCAGAAAATTTTCCGCTGGATAGAGAAAGACACCCCTGATGCTGTTGAAAAAATTCAGGCTCTGTTACCGGCGATCGAAAAGGCAATGCCGCCTCTGCTGGTGGCCCGTATGCGCAGTCACAGCTCTGAGTATTACCGGGAGATTGTCGAACGGCGGGATCGGCTGGTGAAGGATGTCGACGATTTTGTTGCGTCAGCGGTTGTTTTGTATGACCAGATGAATCGCGGCGGCCCGGCAGGGAATGCTGTGGTGATGCACTAAAAGCACGGTGTTCGGGGGTTTTATGAGCAGCAAGCTTCATGGTCTTGTCTGGGAAGGGTGCGCCTTCACCGGCATGATCTTATCCAGGGTGGCGGTTATGGCCCGTCTTGCAGACTACAGCAATGACGAGGGCGTGTCATGGCCTGCCATTGAAACTATCCGGCGTCAGATCGGTGCAAGAAGTGAATCCACAGTGAAATCGGCTATTGCAGAACTGGCGAAAGAGGGCTGGCTGACGAAGGAAGAGCGTAAGGTCGGTGGGCGTAATGTAAGCAATATCTATCGACTTAATGTGGAAAAACTCGAAGCAGCTGCGGCGGCGGCGCGTGAGTCATATAAACCGAAAAGAAAAATTAGCCCGGCAAAAAATGACCCGTTAACAGTTGACCCGTCAAATATTGACCCCTCAACGGTTGACCCGTCAAATTTTGATGGATCAACTGTTGATAAAAAACTGCCGATTAGGGGGGCGATGATTGACCCCGATCCGTCAGTATTAAAACCTGATCCGTCAGATAAAAGATCTTCTTGTCCGGACGCTTCGCAACCGGACCCGCAGACGGCTGAACAGGATTTTTTAACCCGACACCCTGACGCGGTTGTGTTCAGTGCGAAAAAACGCCAGTGGGGAAGTCAGGAAGATTTGGTGTGCGCACAGTGGATCTGGGGACGAATCGTGAGTCTTTACGAACAGGCTGCCAGTGACGATGGTGAGATCACGCGACCGAAAGAGCCCAACTGGACGGCGTGGGCCAATGACGTGCGCACAATGCGGATGCTGGATGGAAGAAGTCACAGACAAATTTGCGAAATGTTCAGCCGGGCACAACGGGATCCGTTCTGGATAAAAAACATCAAGAGCCCGGAAAAACTCCGTGAGAAATGGGATGAACTGGTTATTCGACTGTGGCGTGGTCCCGCGCAGCGTTGCGTGAATCATATTTCTGAACCGGATACCGAAATTCCGCCGGGTTTCAGGGGGTAGCGCACCATGAAAAACATTACGTCAGGTGGTGTTCTGGCAAGAGTCAGCAGATTTGTGCCGCAGGATGCAATCCCTCCGTACCGTACGGTGGCGGAGTGGCGGGAATGGCAGCTTGCTGAAGGGCGTAAGCGCAGCGAGGAGGTTAATCGTCTGAATCATCAGACGCGGGTTGAAAAAATTATTAACCGCTCCGGTATCCAGCTGCTTCACCGGAAGTGTACGTTCGGTAACTACCGGGTGCAGAACGATGGTCAGCGCCATGCCCTGAGTCAGGCGAAATCCATTGCGGCAGAGCTGGAAGGCGGCTGTACGAATTTTGTTTTCAGTGGCAGGCCTGGCACAGGAAAAAACCACCTGGCGGCGGCTATTGGCAACCACCTTCTGGCGAAAGGTCGCAGTGTGATTGTGATAACAGTGGCGGATGTGATGCTGGCGTTACATGGCAGCTACGACAACAAAAACTCGGGCGAAAAATTTTTGCAGGGATTGTGTGGCGTTGACCTGCTGGTACTGGATGAAATTGGCATGCAACGGGATACGCGTAATGAGCAGGTCACGCTGAATCAGATTGTTGACCGCAGAACGGCATCGTTACTCAGTGTGGGGATGCTGACAAATCTTAACCATGCAGCGATGAATACACTTCTCGGCGAGCGGGTGATGGACCGCATGTCCATGAACGGTGGTCGCTGGGTGACGTTTAACTGGGAGAGCTGGCGTCCGAACGTCAGCCAGCACAGGAACTGAGAAGTAATTTTTATCCGGAGGAAGTTTTAATGGAAACCGTATTGCATGCACTGAAAGCGATGGGTAAAGCCAATTCTGTTGAACTGGCGGCGCGGCTTGATATCAGCCGTGAAGAAGTTCTCAACGAACTGTGGGAACTCAAAGAAAATGGCGTTGTTGATAAAACGGGTCACACCTGGTTTCTGGCTGGTGAAGGTGAATCCGGGGTAACCGAAGAACAGCCAGCACAGTCTGAAGTACCGGATGTGCTGACCGGGGAGGTCGAACAAAAAGTTACCGCGGACATGATGATTGAGTTTATCTGTCAGGATGGGGCTAAAACGTGTGAGGAACTGGCGGATAAGTTCGGTGTTAGCATTCGCAAGGTTGCTTCCACGTTGGCGGTCGTAACAGCAACGGGGCGCCTGGCACGCGTAAATCAGAACGGTAAATTTCGTTACTGCATACCGGGCGCTGATTTACCGGCAGAGCCGGAAGCTGCATCCGTAGCGGAAACGGATGGTAAAGCCATTCCTCAGCCAGCAGGTATTGCGTTACCTGTCCGGGAAGCGGAAACACAGGAAGAAATAAAAACTGAAAGTGTGGCGGTCACAGTGCAGTCACAGCCGTCGTTCACCAGAAAACATCTGGATGGTCTGATTTTACCATCGCTGCATGTGGCTAACCGCGAGCTGCGCCGGGCAAAAGGTCAGGTTCAGAAGTGGGAGCGAGTCTGCGCCGCGCTGCGGGAGCTGAACAAGCACCGGGATATTGTTCGACAGATTGTCGATTCATCCGGTCGTATTGTGTCGGAAAAGTGATTGCCGGAGGCGCTTATGGCAAAAGTATTTACACCAGAAGAGCGGGAAGAAGTGAAGGCGCGCATTGTGGAATTCGTGCGCCTGAGCGGACGAGAAACTTTTCGACAACTGGCAGATAAAACGGGTGTCAGTAAGACCGCTATTCGTCGTTTATCTGGTGCGCTTGCGGCCAGTGGTGATGTCTGGCTCTGTGATTGCGGGGTATTTCCATCAGAGCAGGCGTATCGCGTATGGCGTAAGACACCGGAGAAGGCTGCTGACCCGACACTGATTCGAAAGTTACCAGACGGAGAAATACGCCGCTACGACAGGCGCCTGAATATAATCTGTCGCGAGTGCCGGAAGAGCGAAGCTATGCAGCGTGTACTGGCATTTTATCAAGGAAATGTTAGGTATTTTAGACGTTACTAGATTAAAGAGCATTAGTTCAGATGTGAATTGACATTTTCATGGCGCAGGGTAGAGCCAGCGTGGTTGTCCGCTTTGCGTCAAAACCAGATATTACCAGATTTAGACATATATTCCCGATAGCCCTGCTCTGATGCTACACTCTGTGCTATTTTCATGACCCCAATAAAAATATTTATGACTATTGCTGATTTCAAACGGCCTAAATTGGAACTCCCAAACGGGGCAAACAAACTACTACTGCACTCTTGCTGTGCTCCATGTTCCGGTGAAGTGATGGAGGCGCTTCAGGCCTCGGGAATCGACTACACCATCTTTTTCTACAACCCGAACATTCATCCTCAGAAAGAGTATTTAATTCGTAAGGATGAAAATATTCGCTTTGCTGAACAACACGGCGTGCCGTTTATCGATGCTGATTACGACACCGACAACTGGTTTGAACGTGCCAAAGGAATGGAATGGGAGCCTGAGAGGGGGATCCGTTGTACCATGTGTTTTGACATGCGTTTTGAGCGGACAGCGTTGTACGCTGCTGAAAATGGTTTCAGTGTGATCAGCAGTTCACTGGGCATTTCACGCTGGAAAAATATGCAGCAGGTTAACGAGTGTGGGCGGCGAGCTGTTGCGCATTATCCGGGTATGGTGTACTGGGATTATAACTGGCGCAAGCAGGGCGGCTCGTCCCGTATGATTGAAATCAGCAAGCGCGAAAAATTCTATCAGCAGGAATATTGTGGCTGTGTGTATTCTCTGCGCGATACCAATCTACACCGCAAATCTCAGGGACGCCCTCTTATCAAAATTGGCCAACTCCACTACGGAAAAGAAGAGAAGGAGTGATTTTATGGATCACCTTTCTGATTGATTTCATATTGGCGAGGTGACGTGAGTTAAGTAGAATGGCTGCGGGTGCTTGAGGCTATCTGTCTCAGGCATGAACACTGAAAGGCAGATAGAGAAAAGCCCCAGTTAACATTTCGCGTCCTGCAAGACGCTTAACATTAATCTGAGGCCCAATCTATGTCTCACAAATGTAGGTTAGCCTCTTACGTGCCGAAAGGCAAGGGGAAGCAGGCTATGAAGCAGCAAAAGGCGATGTTAATCGCCCTGATCGTCATCTGTTTAACCGTCATAGTGACGGCACTGGTAACGAGGAAAGACCTCTGCGAGGTACGACTCCGAACCGGCCAGACGGAGGTCGCTGTCTTCACAGCTTACGAACCTGAGGAGTAAGAGACCTGGCGGGGGAGAAATCCCTCGCCACCTCTGATGTGTCAGGCATCCTCAACGCACCCGCACTTAACCCGGTTCGGCGGGTTTTGTTTTTTTCTGGCATTCTGGTTTACAATTCGCACGTCAGCCTGAACACCTGACACCTGCTGCGCCAGCAGAGAAAACAGATGGCGCACAAAACCAAATTTCACAATTCTGATACCGACCTTGCCATCCGGCATGGGCGGCGTTCACACGCATTTAAAACCGACTGGTACCAACACCCACCATGTACTGAAGAACAGGCCGAATGGCTAATTCATAACTACCGCAGACGCGGATACGAGATTAAGAAAGCCCTCAGCCTCGATTATCGTCACTGGATAATCTCCGTCAGGCTTCCTTACTCTGAACGCCCACCGCGTCCGTCCCGCACATTCCAGCAACGCATCTGGAGGTAACGTGCGGGTATTACTTCGACCTGTTCTGGTACCGGAACTCGGGCTGGTGATCGTTAAGCCGGGCCGTGAATCCATGCCGGTATTCCACAATACCCGGGTACTGGTGGAGCCGGAACCGAAAAGCATGCGTAATCTGCCGTCCGGGGTCGTTCCTGCCGTTCGCCAGCCGCTGGCGGAGGATAAATCATTACTGCCATTTTTCAGCGACGAACGAGTGATTCGTGCTGCTGGTGGCGCTGGCGCATTGTCTGACTGGTTACTGCGCCATGTTAAATCCTGCCAGTGGCCACACGGCGATTATCACCACAGTGAAACCGTCATTCACCGTTATGGTACCGGCGCAATGGTGTTGTGCTGGCACTGCGACAACCAGCTGCGCGACCAGACCTCCGAATCACTCGGGCAACTTGCTCACCAAAACCTGTTTGCATGGATGATTGACGTCATACGCCATGCAATGAATGGCTCGCAGGAACGGGAATTATCGCTGGCTGAATTATCCTGGTGGGCGGTCCGCAATCAGGTGGCGGACGCGCTACCGGAAGCGGTATTACGTCGTTCGCTGGGGTTGCGTGCGGAAAAAATCCGCTCAATGTACCGTGAAAGCGACATCGTACCGGGAGAGCAGACCGCCACCAGCATACTGAAGCAGCGCACAAAAAATCTTGCGCCGCTGCCTCACGCCCACCAGCAAAACCCGCCACAGGAAAAGACGGTGGTCAGCATTGCCGTTGATCCGGAGTCACCGGCTCAGTATCTCCAGCGCCAGAAATCACAACGGGAAGAGATGCCTGTATACACGCGTTGGGTAAAAACGCAGAAATGCATGACGTGTGGCAATCAGGCAGATGATCCGCATCACATCATTGGTCATGGACTGGGAGGGATGGGAACAAAGGCTGATGATTTGTTTGTTATTCCGCTGTGCCGTAAATGCCATAGCGAACTACACGCCGGGGTAAAAGATTTTGAAGAAAAACACGGCAGCCAGCTGTTGTTGCTGATTCGTTTTTTAATGCACGCGAGAAATTCGGGTGTTTTGAAGTGGAAAGCATAAATGACTGAACGCATAGAATTTGTTTTGCCTTACCCGCCAACGGTGAACACTTACTGGCGTCGTCGTGGCAGCACATATTTTGTATCAAAAGCCGGGGAGCGTTATCGCCGGGCAGTGGCGCTTATTGTTCGCCAGCAGCGGCTGAAATTAAGCCTGTCCGGAAGGTTGGCAATAAAAATTATTGCAGAACCACCGGATAAGCGCCGCCGTGACCTGGACAATATTCTGAAAGCGCCGCTGGATGCGCTGACGCATGCGGGGTTGCTAATGGACGATGAGCAGTTTGATGAAATCAATATCGTTCGTGCTCAGCCAGTATCTGGTGGACGTCTGGGGGTGAAGATTTACCCCATAATGCTTGAAGGGCAGGTCAAAAAATGAAACTGGAAGATTTACCGAAATACTACTCCCCAAAATCCCCCGGCCTGACTGATGCATCGGCCTCAACGTCGAAAGATGCGCTGAGTATCACTGATGTGATGGCCGCGCAGGGCATGACACAGAATCGGGCTGAGATGGGGTTTTCTGCGTTCCTTGGGAAAATGGGCATTAGTATGAATGACAGAGAGCGGGCAACAGAATTGCTGACAGAATATGCACTCAGTCGGTGTGATCGCGTGGCGGCGTTAAGAAAACTCCCGGCAGAAATAAAACCGGTAGTGATGCGCATTATGGCTTCGTACGCTTTTGAGGATTATGCCCGCAGCGCAGCGAGTAAAAAGCAGTGCCCTTGTTGCTATGGGGAAAAATTTATTGAAAGCGTAGTTTTTACAAACAAGGTCCAGTATCCGGATGGTAAGCCGCCGGTATGGGCAAAGTGTACGAAAGGTGTGTATCCGTCTTACTGGGAAGAATGGAAAAAAGTCAGGGAGGTGGTAAAAGTTGCCTGTCCGGAGTGTGGCGGAAAGGGTGAGGTTTCCACCGCCTGTAAGGATTGCCGTGGGCGTGGTGTCGCCATTCATCGTGAAGAGTCGGTAAAACGTGGTATGCCTGTTATCAGAGACTGCCAGCGTTGTGGTGGTCGTGGCTGTGAAAGACTACCATCAACGGAGGCATTTAATGCCATATGCAAAGTGACGAGTGCTATCACGCTTGATACGTGGAAAAAATCAGTGAAACGCTTTTACGATACGTTGGTGGTTCGGTTTGACATTGAAGAGGCATGGGCGGAGCGGCAGTTAAAGAGGGTAACGCGATAGTGTTGTTGATTTTTCCCGAATCTGTGGTAAATTTGCTCTAACGATGGGCGTTTTATGCCTGACGTTAGAAGATTTTTTACACCCCGCCGCCTGGCGGGTTTTTTATGACTGAAATCGCGTCAGTACAGTAAACGCGCTGGTGGCGGTGAATACCTGTCTTTCAGCTTGCTGGCTTTTTCGACAAGAGTTATTGGTGTGTCACGTTAACCGGAAAAGGGAAAAAGACATGCTAAAACAGCAGGATATGACAGAAACCGCCAGAGTAGTGTTTAATGAATTAAGCGTTACCGAACCGGCGACAGTCGGGGAGATTGCACAGAATACTTACCTTTCACGCGAACGCTGCCAGTTAATACTGACCCAGCTGGTTATGGCGGGTCTGGCAGACTATCAGTTCGGTTGTTACAGACGCCTTCCGCAGTGAAGGCTTTTTTATTTGTGGTAAATGGGCGGCTGGTGGGTGTTAGGGGCACCCACCAGCCATCTGCTCATGCGTTGGGTTCACAAGCAAACCTCAGGCCCACTGCTTTGCGCAAAAGCAGAATGAGCCTATCAGAGACAGGCTTAATGATCCATGCTTAATACTGTAAAAATATCCAGTTGTGAGTTAATCAACGCCGACTGCCTGGAATTTATCCGGTCGTTACCCGAAAATTCTGTTGACCTGATAGTCACGGACCCGCCGTACTTTAAAGTGAAGCCTGAGGGCTGGGATAACCAGTGGAAGGGCGACGATGATTACCTGAAGTGGCTGGACCAGTGTCTG